CTGGCTGCGCTGCGAGCATGACGCGAGCCTGCGGTATGTGACCGCGGTGATGGTGATCGCGGGGGCGGAGATCGTGCTGGGCCCGGGGTCGGTCCGGTGAGGCGGGCGCTGATCTACATCCTCGGCCGGTATTGCGAGGCCCGCGCCGACCGCGCGCTGCAGCGGTATTTCGTGCTGCGCGAGAGGGCGGAAAAATTTTTCCGGCGGCTGGACCGGGGCGGGCATGACTGACCGCGCCGCAGCCTGCGTGAGATCCTGCGTCTGTCTGTCTCGGCGCGGGCAACTTCCCGGTGGCGCGATTGGTGCAGGCGGCGGCGTCGCCGGGGTTTTCATGCGGATCGGAGGGGGAGAGAGGCTGAAACGGTCCCCCTCCGGGCGGGCGCACGGTTCCTCCCCGGCGTGCGCCCGCCACCTGTCTGTGCCTGCCCGACCCTTCAGATGAGGAGGCCTTGATGGCGGTACCGATCCTGTTGAAGTGGGGCGACCCGGCCGACCCGGGGCGGGTGATGACGGACCTGCCCGGCAACCTGCGCAGCGCGGCGGCGGTGCACAGCGATATCACCGTCAGGCTGTCGCCGAAGATGGCGCTGCATCTGGCGCGGACGGTGGAGAGGGGCGGCTGGCAGGGCACGCTGGAGGAGCAGGCCGATGTGGTGGCCGGGCATCTGGCCGCGCGGCTGCAGCAGATGGCAGAGGCCCGGGCGGCGGAGTTCGATGAGCTTCGCGCGTCGGCGGCGAGGGAGCGGCGGCGGCTGTGGCTGCTGCTTGGCGCGTCGGGCGTGTTTGCCGTGATCGGGTGGGCCGGGCTGATCATCCGGGCGGTGACGGCATGACGTTCCGGGCGATCGAGACGGGCGAGCGCCGGGCGCCCCGGCCGGCGCAGGCGGCGCTGCCGGTGCTGCGCTGGCTGGCCATCGATGATCTGGTGATCGACGAGGATTATCAGCGCCCGCTGACGAAGGGGTCATGGACGCAGATCGTACGGATTGCCGGGGCGTTCGACTGGGCGCATTTTCTGCCCGTTCTGGTCGCGCCTTCGCCGATCGAGGGCAAGTATTCGGTGATCGACGGGCAGCACCGGACGCATGCGGCCAGGATGGCGGGTCTTGAGCAGGTTCCCGCGCTGGTGGTCGATCTGGACGAGGTCGGGCAGGCGCGGGCCTTTGCCGCCGTGAACGGGCTGGTCACGGCGGTGACCCCGGGCACGGTGTTCCGCGCCGGGCTGCGCGCGGGCGAGGCCTGGGCGCTGGCGACCGAGGCGGCGGTGCTGAAGGCCGGGGCGAAGCTGTCGGATTACCGGCCGTCGTCAAGGGATATCAAGCCGGGGACGGTCTATTGCGTGGGCTTCATCCGGTCCGAGGTCGAGCGTGGCCGTGGCGCGCTGGTGACTCAGGTGCTGGACGCGGTGCGGCGGTCGGATTCTGCCGGTGACATCTATGCCTGGTCGCGGCCGTTCCTGCGGCCGATGATACTGGCGCTGGTCGCGGTGCCGCGCGCGCAGCGGCGCGATCTGGCCGCGTTCCTGAACGAATGGCCGCCGGTCGATACCGAGCGGCGCGTGGCGATGCTGAAGCGGCAGAGCCCGGACCCGGCCGTGCGGGCGAAGACGCTGACGGCGCTGATGGTCGATGTCATCGTGGCGATGCTGACGCGGTGGGTCGCAGAGGGCGGCCGCGCGTGAGCCTGCTTGACGCGATCGAGGCGCTTGAGGCGCAGGAGCCCGTCGCCGCGCCGGCGTCCGTCGACATCATGGCGGCGCTGGCGGCGCTGGAGGCGGCTTTTGCCAAGGAGGCGCGGGCCGCGGCCGGCGGGGTGCGGACGCGCCGCGAGACCCTGCGGGAGTTTCTGGCATCGGCGCGCGCTGCCGACCCTGACCGGCCCGACTGGCCGGACTGGTGGCTGGACGAGACCGACAGCCTGCATGCCGGCCGGTCGCGCGGGATGTGGCAGAGCGTGCTTTTCGTCGGGCTGTGTGATGTCTGCGACGAAGCCTGGGCCAACTTCGTGGCCATCGCGAAAGGGCGGCGGCAGGCGCGTCCGCTGCCGTGGCTTGGGACAGCCGATTTCCATCAGGTCTGCGCGCTGGCGGGGTTCGACGGGACGGCCGTTGCGGACCGGGCCCGCCGCGCGCTGGCCACGCCGGAGGGCGCCATGGCCATGCGGGCGCGACTGGCCATGGCGGCGCATATCCGATGACCGATGGCGAGCACGACATTCGGCGGGCGATTCTGGCGACGGCGGTGGCGCTGGTGCTGGCGTCGCATGGCGCGGCGGTGCGGCCTGCGCTGCGGCGGCGGCTGGCCGCGTTGTGCCGGCAGGCGCGCGATCTGGCGGATGGCGATCTGGCGGGGGTGGTGATGGAGGCATCGCGCGTCAGCGGCGTTGTCGGTGCCGAGGCGACGGCCGGCGACCCGCGTGCCGAGGCGACGGCCGAGGCCAGGCTGGGCATGGTGATGCTGCGGTATTTCGCCGGGCAGTCCGATGTTCTGGCCGATCTGGTCGAGCGCAGGACGGGGGTACGCTGTGCGTGATGACCCGCGGCTGAGCGAAGCGAGGGCTGTGCCGATCATGGACATTGTCGGCCGGCTTGACGTGGCCGGCCTGAAGCGATCCTCGCGCGAATGGGTCGGGCCCTGCCCGCGGTGCGGCGGGCGCGACCGGTTCGGCGTGAACCCGGCCAAGGGGGTGTGGCTTTGCCGTCACTGCGGCGGCGGCGACGGGGTCGCGCTGATCCGGCATGTGCTGGGCTGCAGCTTCAAGGACGCGCTGGACTGGCTGATGGGGGCTGAGGTCCGGCTTGACCCGGCCGAGGCCGAGCGGCGCGAAAAGGACGCGGCGCGCAAGGCTGAGGAGCGGGCCGCGGCGGAGGCGCGGGCGCGGGCGCGGGCCATAAGCCAGGCGCGCGACATCTGGCATGAGACGCGGCCTGCGAAGGGCACGGCGGTGGGCGATTACCTTCGCTTGCGCGGGCTGCCCGAACGGTTTGCGGCGGCGCCGCCGATCGCGCTGCGGTTCCACCCCGACCTGCCCTACATGGTGCCGGCGCCGGACGGTCGGACCTGGACAGAGCTGCATCGCGGGCCCGCGATGGTGGCCGGCTGTCTGGCGCCGGATGGGCGGCTGACGGCGGTTCACCGGACATGGATCGATCTGAACGCGCCGAACGGCAAGGCCCGGCTATTGCATCAGGGCGAGGCCATGCCGGCCAAGAAGGTCTGGGGATCGAAGAAGGGCACGGCGATCAGGCTAAGCCATCCGGGCGCGGCGGGCTTTGACACGCTGGTTATGGGCGAGGGCATCGAGACCACGCTGACGGCCATGGCGGCGGATGCCTATCCGGGTGCGGCCTACTGGGCCGGGGTCGACCTGGGCAACATGAGCGGGCAGCGGATCATCCGCGGCGACGGCATGAAGTTCGCGGGCATCCCCGACCTTGAGGATGCGGAGGCGTTCCTGCCGCCGCCCTGCGTGACCTGGCTGATCTTCGTGCAGGACGGCGATTCCGAGCCGCGGCTGACGCGGGCCAAGCTGCTGGCCGGGCTGCGCCGGGCGCGGGCCAACTGCCCGAACCTGCAGCGGATTTCCATCGTCCATGCGGGCGAAGGGCGAGACCTGAATGACATCGTGATGGAGGGCGGGCGCGATGGGACAGGACAGCGATCCGTTCCGGCCGCTGTCGGCGCGGGCGATGCCGCCGGGCAGCCGGTGGAGCAATTCCGGCCGGCCGATGGATGAAGACGCAGCCCGGCGCGCGGCGCGGCGGGCTGATGAGGCAAGGATCGAAAGGGCCCGGGCAAAGCCCGGCGCCGGCAGGAGGCCAAAGGATGATCGAGGATGATGACATTCTGCGTGCGGCGGCTTTGCCTCTGCGCGTTGCGCTGCTCGAAGAGGCGGCGCGGCTGACGGGCACCGAGCGCAGGGCGGTCTATGGCGAGCCGGTCGAGAACCACGAGCACATTGCGCGGATTTTCAATGCCTGGACGGGCCGCGACCTTACGGCGGCGGAGGTCGTCATGGTGCACATGGCCACGAAGATGGCGCGGATGATGTCATCGCCCGACCATCGCGACAGCCATGTGGACCTGATGGCCTATGCGGGCATCCGATGGGAATGCATCATCGCGGGCTTGACAACGGGGAGGTCTCCGAATGGCCGACCCGATTGACCACGTCCGCCCCCTGCGCAAGGGGTGGGAGGAGGCCGACATCCTGCATGCTCTCGACCTGCGCGACCATGAGGGGATGAGTTACGGCCAGATCGCCAAGCTGATGAAGCGGACGAAAAACGCCGTCATCGCGACGCTGCGCGGCGTCGACGCGCAGACCGACAGGCACGACCCGGACGGGGTGCAGAACGGCACGATGCCGCGCGGGTGGTGGCGGCGATGACGGAGAGGAAATCCATGACCGACCCGATTGACCACGTCCGGCGCGTGATGGAGCAGCCGGAGGATATCGACATGGGCGGTGTGCCCGTGGCCGGTGACGAGGCGCCGTGGCCGGATGGCGACTGGGTGCCGGACGAGGGGCCCGACATGGGCGATGCCTCGCCCGGCGATGCTGACGGCCCGCCCGGCGAGGGGCCGCCGGCTGTGGACGATGCGCGCCATGCAGAGGCCGCGGCGCACCCGATGAACGACATTGGCAACGGGCGGCGTCTGGCCACCTATTTCGGCGAGGACGTGCTGCATGTGCAGCGGGTGGGCTGGTACGTCTGGGATGGCACACGCTGGGCGGCGGATCGCGACCGTGTCCGGGTGCGCACGCGCGCCCAGAAGGTGAGCGAGCTGATGCTGCAGGAGATTGCGCATCTGGCGCTGGAGCCATGGGAGAAGAAGCGTCTGGACGATCTGCCGGCGGCCGAGGCGGCGGTGAAGGCGCTGGAGGCCCGGGCCCGCACCCCGGATGATGACGCAGAGCTTGACCGTGCCTTGTCGAAGGTGTCCGCCGGAAAGGCGATGAAGCAGGAGCTGCAGAGGCGGCGGGGCGAGTTCCGACGATTTGCCAAGTCATCGGGCAACACGGGCAAGATCGATGCGATGCTGAAGGAGGCCGAAATCGGCCTGAACCGCCCGTTCGAGGCGATGGAT